GACTGAAGGGGATGCAACTGGTGTTACTTACGATGCAACAAACACAGATGCTATTACTGCGATTGCAGGAACTCCAATTGGATTCAAATATGATTTGAAAGGATCAAGTTCATTTGAGCAAACCATTAATTCTTCAAGAGAAAACGGAACTACTTTTTTCACACAGACTTTAAATTTAAGTTTAAAGCAATTAACTATCAAAGACCACAAGCAAATTAAATTGCTTTCTTATGGTAGACCTCAAGCAATAGTTGAAGACAACAATGGAAACCTTTTCTATTGTGGTTTAAGAAACGGCCTTGATGTTACAGGAGGTACAATTGTTACAGGTGCGGCAATGGGCGATATGTCTGGCTATACCATTACAATTGTAGGCGAAGAACCAGTACCTGCAAATTGGATTACAACTACTTTAACTGCTGCTGGCGTAACGGTTACATCTGGAGTTTAAGAATTTTTGTTTGTTTGGGTTGAAATTAGGAGGCAGATGCCTCCTTTTTTCGTTAAAAAGAAAACAAAACTACTTTTTTACGTTTATACACTATGATCGTTTTAAAATCTTCTGCAAGCAATCAAGAAGTATCATTTATACCTACAAGATTAAATGATGCCAATTATCTTTTTATTAAGAATGAAACAACAAATGTTGAAACAACTCATAAGATAAATTGCAAAAAGAAAAGTTTTTTTAGTACGTTTAAAATGGTTTTTGATTTAGAAGAAGGGCATTTCTATTCTTTTAAAATAAAATACTATGGGGTAATCAATAACGTATTGGATTATCACTTGGTAAATAACATTAAGGTTTTTTGTACTAATCAGGTTCCAGATAGTTATTCTGTTAATTCAAGTACATACACAAGCAATACAGATTCAATAATATTCTATGAATAAGAAAGATCATTTAAATTCACATTTTATTCAGTTGGAGGCATACTCACAACCTAAAATTGTGGAATCAAAGAGAGATAATTGGGTAGAATTTGGGGAGGATAATAACTTTTTCCAATTCTTAATAGATAGGTACAACGGATCTACAACAAACAATGCAGTAATTAACAACATTGTTAAGTTGATTTATGGTCGTGGTTTAGATGCAATAGATTCAAATAGAAAGCCTAATGAATATGCGCAAATGATTATGCTATTTAGAAAGGATGTCATTAAAAAAGGTATTTCTGATTTAAAGTTATTAGGGCAATATGCTTTCCAATTAATCTATAATAAGCAAAAGACTGAAATTGTAAGAGTTGAACATATCCCTGTACAACTTTTAAGAGCAGAAAAATGTAATGCCAAAGGAGAAATAGAGGCTTATTATTATTCTGACAATTGGGAAGACACAAGAAAGTTTGTACCTAAAAGAATAAGTGCATTTGGTTTTGGAGATAAGACTTTAGAAATACTTTACGTTGGTAATTATACGGTTGGACAAAAATATTATAGCAATGTTGACTATGTTGGTTGTATTCCTTATGCTAAACTTGAAGAAGAAATAGCAGATTATTTAATTAACGATGTTCAAAACGGATTTAGTCCTACAAGCATTGTTAACTTTAATAATGGAATACCAGATGAAGAAAACAGGGAGTTGATTTCAAGACAGGTTACAAAAACACTTACAGGATCTAAAGGCAAAAAAGTAGTTGTGTCATTTAACAATGATGAAACTAAAAAGACAACCGTTGATTCTGTTCCTTTAAATGAAGCACCAAAGCATTATGAGTATTTATCAGAGGAATCCAAAACCAAGATACTTTTAGGTCATGGTGTTGTAAGTGGTTTGCAGTTTGGTATTACTACGCAAAACGGATTTAGTTCCAATGCAGATGAATTAAAGAACGCAATCACCTTGTTTGACAACATGGTTATTCGTTATTTTCAAGATACATTTATTGATGGAATTGATAAGGTATTAGCATATAACAAAATCAGTTTAAATCTGTATTTCAAAACCTTACAACCATTAGAATTTATTGATTTAAATCCTAATGTAAGTAAAGATGAATTACAAGAGAAAACAGGTGTTGCTTTATCTTCACATATCGATGAATTAAACGTAGAAGAATTTGGCGAAGACATTGATTTAAACGAGTGGGAATTAGTTGACAGTAGAATGGTTGACATTGATACAGAAGATCAATTAGATGCAGAATTAGAGGCATTAAACAACCCTAAGAAATCGTTAATGTCAAAGATTTATGATTTTGTAAGCACAGGAGTTGCAAGACCTAATATTGGTTCAGAGCAAGATGGTAAATTATTTCAATCAAGATATAGATATTCAGGTGATACAACCGAAAAGAGCAGAATCTTTTGCAAGAAAATGACTGCTGCAAACAAACTATATCGCAAAGAAGATATAATGCGCATGAGTCAAAGTCCTGTGAATGAAGGTTGGGGGCCAAAAGGCGCAGATACTTATGACATATTTTTGTATAAAGGAGGCGGTGCTTGTCATCATTTTTGGACAAGAGAAACGTATAAAAGATTTATAGATCCAAGAAGAAAAGGATCTGTTGAAGTAACACCTGCACAGGCAAGAAAGCAAGGTGAGATATTACCAAAAGATAATAAATTGGTTTACACAAGACCTGTTGATATGCCAAATAAAGGATTTTTAAATAAATAAATATGGCTACTGCATTATTTATAAGTAGGGATGAGATTGTAAAATATACTGCGTTAAACGGTAATATTGACACGGACAATTTTGTGCAATGGATTAAGTTGGCGCAAGACATACATATTCAAAGTTATTTAGGAACGGATTTATTCAATAAGATAAATGCAGATATAGTTGCAGGTACATTAGCAGGCAATTATTTGATGCTTGTAAATGTGTATATAAAACCGATGTTAATACATTGGTCAATGGTTGAATTTTTACCGTTTGCAGCATACACAATAGCAAACAAAGGAGTCTATAAACATGGTAGTGAGAATAGTTCTAATGTTGATAAATCTGAAATAGATTTTTTAGTAGAAAAGGAAAGGTCTATTGCTCAAAATTACACAAGAAGGTTTATTGATTACATGAGTTTTAATAATAATTTGTATCCAGAATATAACACTAATAGCAATGCCGATGTCTTCCCAAGCAAAGAATCTGATTTTGTTGGCTGGGTCTTATAAGCCAAAGAAAGAAAACGTTAAAAAATTAAAGGTGTATTTAAAAAAAATAGAAAATGAGTCTTAATTTTAGCCATATAAAATCCGATACATTTGACCAAGTAAACTTTGAGTTAAAGGTCAATACCGTTGTAAAAAATCTAACAGGTGCGGTTATACGGATGCAATTAAGAAAGACTGCAGATGATGAAACACCTGCTTTATCTTTAACATCTGTTGGAGGTGCAGGTATTACAATTACATCACCTACAACTGGTCTATTTAAAATAAATACTCAAATAATAAATATCCCTGTTTTTGATTATGAGTACGATATTGAAATAGCATTTGCCGATGGTACGATTAAGACATACGTTCAAGGAATATTTTCAATCACCCAAGAAATTACAAGATAATGTCAAACGATATAATAGGTATAGTTGTAACCGATAATTCCGATAACGTACAATTAAATGTAACTCCAAATTTAGTTACAATTAATGTTTCGCAAACATCTGGTAATATTATTGGATCTAATTATTTTTTAGCAAACAATTATGCTGCTTTGCCTGCAACAGGAGAATCAACTACTCTTTATATAACTAATGATACAAGTTTAATGTATCGTTGGTCAGTAAGTGCTTATGTACAAGTAAACTCTGTTACTTCTTGGGGAACAATTGCAGGTACATTATCAAGCCAAACAGATCTACAAAATGCGTTAAATTTAAAAGCACCATTAGCATCTCCTGCCTTTACAGGAACGATTACAGGAATTACTAAAACAATGGTTGGACTATCAAATGTTGACAACACAAGTGATCTTAATAAGCCAATTAGTTCAGCAACTCAATCTGCCTTAGACACTAAAGCACCTTTAGCATCTCCAACTTTTACAGGTACGGTTAGTGGAATCACTAAAACAATGGTTGGACTATCAAATGTAGATAATACAAGCGATGTCAATAAACCTGTTTCAACTGCAACCCAAACTGCTTTAGATTTAAAATCAAATATAAATAATCCTACGTTTACAGGTACAGTTGGTGGCATAACAAAGGCAATGGTAGGATTGGGTAATGTTGATAATACAACAGATGCCAATAAGCCTATTAGTACGGCTACTCAAACTGCAATAGATTTAAAAGCAAATTCTACGGATGTAACAAATTCTTTAGCATTAAAAGCACCTTTGGCATCACCAACATTTACGGGTACTGTTAGTGGAATAACCAAATCAATGGTTGGATTAGCAAATGTGGATAACACTACCGATGCTAATAAACCAATCAGTACTGCCACGCAGACTGCTTTAGATCTTAAAGCACCTTTGGCATCACCAACTTTTACAGGTACAGTAAGTGGCATAACTAAGGATATGGTAGGTTTAAGCAATGTTGATAATACAACAGATGCTAACAAGCCAATTAGTTCAGCAACACAAACTGCCTTAGACACTAAAGCACCTTTGGCTTCGCCTACATTTACAGGTACGGTTTCAGGTATTACTAAATCAATGGTTGGTTTAGGAAATGTTGACAATACTACGGATTTATTAAAGCCAATTAGTACTGCAACACAAACTGCGTTAAACTTAAAGTATGATGCTTCTAATCCATCGGGTTATACTACAAATGTAGGAACGGTAACAAGTGTTGGAGGCACAGGTACGGTTAGTGGATTAAGTTTAAGTGGATCTGTTACAACAAGTGGAAATCTTACTTTAGGAGGTACATTATCAGTTACAAGTGGCAATGTTACAGGTGCATTAGGTTACACACCTGAGAACGTAGCAAACAAAGGAATTGCTAATGGATATGCAAGTCTTGATGGTGGTGGTTTAGTACCTTCAACTCAATTACCAAGTTATGTAGATGATGTTTTAGAGTTTGCTAATTTAGCAGCATTACCTGCAACAGGAGAAACAGGAAAAATATACGTTACATTAGATACTAATAAAATTTATCGTTGGAGTGGCGCTACTTACATTGAGGTTTCTCCTACGGTTGGAACAATATGGGGTGGCATCACAGGAACATTAGCAAATCAAACTGACTTACAGAATGCGTTAAATGCAAAACAAGCAAGTTTAACAGGGACAGGATTTGTTGTTTCTACTGCAGGTACAATAACTTATGACACATCAACCTATTATTTAGCAAGCAATCTTAATTCATACATTCCTTTAACTGCATTATCTTCTACTGCCACAGGATTAACATATACCAATACAACAGGTGTATTTAGTTTAACTGCAGGATATGCAATCCCAACTACGGCATCTGCTACAAATTGGGATACTGCTTACACAAATAGAATTACTTCATTAACCGTAACAGGATCAAGTGGTTCTGCTACATTAGTTTCTAACGTATTAAATATTCCAACTTATACTTTAAGTGGATTAGGAGGTATTACTGCAACTTTCTTATCAGGTACTTCAGGAATTTCTTACAACTCTACTACTGGAGTTATTAGTACTTCATTAACTCAGTATACGGATGCTTTAGCAAGGGCATCGGTAAGCCTTACAACAACGGGAACTTCGGGTGCAAGTACTTATAATTCAGCAACGGGAGTTTTTAATATTCCAAAT